AATAATAGAAATGTACAAAATCCATATGAAATAGAAAATCCATATGGAGGAAAAGAAGACATTAGTTGGCTTCTTAGATAATATTTATAATAATAAATTAGATTATGGCTGATACTAGCTTATTTAAAAGATTACAAAGACTATTCGCATCCGATGTAGTGATTAGAAACGTGGGCGGTGACCAATTAAAAGTAATCGATACAGACCACATCCAGACCTCAGGTGAATTTGCTACAAATTCATTAATGGGTAGATTCCAAGGTATCTACCAAAACCCAGGAGCAACTTCTTTATATGGTCAGCAGTTTAATCTTAATTATCAATATTTAAGAACATATCTTTATTCGGATTATGACTTAATGGATACAGATGCTATTGTAGCTTCTGCTCTTGATATTATTTCGGATGAATGTACTTTAAAAAATGATATGGGTGAAGTACTTCAAATTAAATCATCGGATGAAGATATTCAAAAAATTCTTTACAATCTATTTTACGATATTTTAAATATTGAGTTTAATCTTTGGTCATGGACTCGCCAAATGTGTAAGTATGGTGATTTCTTTCTTAAATTAGAAATTTCTGAAAAATTTGGTGTCTATAATGTAATTCCTTATTCTGCTTATCATATTGAGCGTAAAGAAAATTTCGATCCTGAAAATCCTTCAAAAGTAGTATTCACATACAACCCAGAAGGTATCTACGGAGGTTCATCTTCAGGTTACTATACTACACCAAACAAACAAAATAATACAAATACTATTGAATTTGATAATTACGAGATTGCTCACTTTAGATTATTATCTGATGTTAACTATCTTCCTTATGGTCGTTCTTACTTAGAACCAGGTCGTAAATTATACAAACAATATTCACTAATGGAGGATGCTATGTTAATTCATAGAATCGTTCGTGCACCTGAAAAACGTATTTTTTATATCAATGTAGGTTCAATCCCACCAAACGAGGTAGAAAACTTTATGCAGAAAACTATTTCTACAATGAAGCGTACTCCGTTTATGGATCAAAAGACTGGTGAATATAACCTAAAATATAACATGCAAAATGTTATGGAGGATTTTTACATCCCAGTTAGAGGTAATGATCAAGCAACTAAAATCGATACTACAAAAGGTTTAGATTACGCTGCAATCGAGGACGTAGAATACTTAAGAGAAAAATTATTTGCTGCTCTTAAAGTGCCTAAAGCCTTTATGGGTTACGATGAAAATTTATCTGGTAAAGCTACATTAGCAGCTGAAGATATCCGTTTCGGTCGTACAATTGATCGTATTCAACGTATCTTACTTTCAGAATTATATAAAATTGCTTTAATTCACTTATACGCTCAGGGGTATAGAGATGAACAAATGACTAATTTTGAATTAGATTTAACTACACCTTCTATTATTTACGATCAAGAAAAGATCGCATTAATGAAAGAAAAAGTAGATCTAGCTGCTACAATGATGGAAAATAAATTAGTCCCAACAGATTGGATTTATGAGCACATTTTCCACTTTAGTGAAGATCAATATGAAGAATACAGAGATCTTATTGTACAAGATCAAAAACGTAGATTCCGTTTAGCTCAAATTGAGACTGAAGGTAATGATCCATTAACAACAGGTCGTTCATATGGTACACCACATGATTTAGCTTCATTATATGGTCAAGGTAGAATGGAAAGTGATCCTGCTAACGTACCTGATGGTTATAATGAAAAACAACCCTTAGGTAGACCAGAAGAAAAAGCATCCAATATTAATACTCAAGATAATGTATTTGGTAAAGATAGATTAGGTCGTCAACAAAATAAAGTAGATGATCAACCCGATGGGTTAAGAGAAAGTGCTAAATTAGCTTATTCTAAAAATAGTTCACTTTTAGAATCTTTAGGAAAACGCACTGAATCACTATTAGACGAAAGAAACATTAAAGAGTAATATCTCCTTATATATTTATAATAAACCTTATTTGGAATGAACATTAAACATTCAAAGTACAAAAATACTGGTATTCTTTTTGAATTACTTGTTAGACAAGTAACTGCCGATACTTTAAACGGTGGTGAATCTGCTGCTTTAGGCATTATCAAAAAATATTTTGTTAAATCAGAATTATCTAAAGAATATAAACTATATGAAGCTTTAACTAAAAGTACTTCTTTAACGGAAAGTAAAGCTAATGTTTTAATCCAAACCTTATTAGAAACTTCTAAAAAGTTAAATAGAGGGATTTTACGCAGAGAAAAATATAGTTTAATTAATGAAATTAGACAATCCTATAATTTAGAAGAATTTTTTAAAACTAAATTACCTCATTATAAAACGTTTGCTGCGTTTTATATGTTAAATGAAATCCAAAGTACTGAAGCTTTAGTTGATACTAATCTTATAGTTAATAATAAGATGACTATCCTAGAGCATCTTTCTTCTAATGAAATTAAAGAAGAAAAAGTTGAAGCAGATGTACTTCAAGAATTCCAATCTTATGATAAGGATACTCGTATGTTAACTTATCGTATTTTAATGGAAAATTTTAATGGTAAATATACTGATTTACATAATTCACAAAAAGAAGTACTAAGACAATATATTAATTCAGTTGATTCAACCCCAGTATTAAGAGAATTTTATAATACTGAAGTAGATAAAATCAAAACTCAATTAACTGAGTTAAATTCTAAAGTAGAAAATAAAGCTGTTCAAATTAAAATTAACGAAGTAATTTCTTTAATCGAAGAATTAGATAAAACAGCTAAAGTAACATCTGATAATATTGTAAATATTCTTCAATACTTAGAATTAGTAGAGGAACTAAAATCAGCACATGGCTAAAATTGGCGATACTGAAGTAAAAGGTGGCATTAAAACCACAGTAACTAATATTGACCCGGAAACGGGTCAAATTACTTGGGACGTTGATTATACAGCTGATTATAAAAAATTATTTAAAGATATTACTGATCTAATGAATACAGCTAAAGAAGTAGCTGATATTACAGGTGAGCCTTTTTTTAAAGACCATTATTTAGATATTAGAAAACGTAGAAATGAGTTAAGAACTTATCTACGTAATAATAAAGCTAAAGAATATGCTCGCATTAAAGGGATGAATGAAATGAGCGGTACTGGAGGCGGTGGCTCTTCTTTTAACACAGGTACAGGTGCCCAATATGCAACCCCAAAAGCATTTAAAAAGAAAAAAGTAGATGAATCTAACCCTGGTTCTAGTTTAGGTTTAGGTCCTAAAGCAAGTGAAAAAGGAGTTAAAGATAATTATTACGTAAAAGGATTTAAATATAAATTAGTTAATCCCGAAAAATTAGCTAAACAATCAAAAGCCATAGATACTAAATATTTATGGGGGAAGAAGTAATATGTATAAGTATAAATTAAATCTAAAGGAACGCGATGAAAAACGTTCTCAATTTCAAGAAAAACGTATTGCTGCTTTTCAAGAAATTGAAAAACGACTAAACGCTTTATATCCTAAAATAGACAAAGCTAAAGATGAAACTATAGCTTACTACCAGGATAAACCAGAAGCATATAGTGTAGTTTATCCTACAGATTTAATTTTAGATTATATTAAAGACATTGAACAATTGTTAAAAGATAGATAATGAAACAGTTAACATTACAAGAGCAGTATAACTTATTAAACGAAGGTAAAGGTAATAAAAATACCTTTATGAAATCTGCTTTAAGACAATTCCCAAATTTATTTAATAACTTTACTGAGTTTAATACTGCAGTAAGTGTATTAAAACAAAAACAAATTATTTCAGAGGGTGCAGGTGGTGTAGTAACTACAGGTAATCCTTTTATGAATTGGGAAAAATTCTTAGCTGAAGAAGCTAAAGCAGAAGAAAAAGCTCCTACTAAAGAAGTAGTAGATATGGAGACTGCTGGTTACGACTATAAAGATAAGAAAAATATTGATAATCTTTATGGTGAAGCCTTCTTACAAGGATACTATACTGAAATGAAAGATCCTAAAAACGCAGACAAAACTGTAGATGAGCTTAAAGAAATGGTAGCTAAAAACATGGAAAAAGACATGAACTACTATATGAAAGAAGCTTCATTCGGTATTAAAGGTATTGGTTATACTGATGACATCCCAGGATTAAAAGTATCCGATAAAGAAATTAAAGGAAAATATGCTTCATCTGGTATGGAAGAAGTTAAACTAAAAGAAGGTATGGTAAACTTAAAAGACTTATTAAATGAAGCAATCGGTGGTTATACCGATTTACGCCCCGCAGGAATGACTAACGAAAACGCAAGAACTGATGCTGAAGAAGAAGGCTATTTAGATGGAATGCGTGACGAAAAAGAAGACTTAAAAGATAAAGCTAAAGATAAAAAGAAAAAAGTTAAAAAAGAAACTTTAGATTCTAAATTAGCTGAAATCGAAAAAGCAGGTAAAATTACTACATTAGAGGCTCAAATTGAAGCTTTAGATGAAGCAATTGAAACTAAAAACCACAGAATTTCAATGGTATCAGAAGATGAAAATCTATCTGAATTAGTTGATAAAGCTAAAATGAAAGAAATGCAACGTGAAGTTAAAGAGCTTGAAA